GACCTCACAGCTCCCCCCCACCCTTTCGGGTGAGTGCGGATATCTGTGCAGACCCTCCCACCCCAAGGGAGAGGGGAGGCATGCACAGAAACGCCAGGCGAAGCGTCCAGTAAGCCCTGCTGAAATGAGTGAGGGAAGCATTGGCTCCCTCTAGGCCCGGTCCAAACCGGAGGCCCCCCGCAACGGGGACCCACCTAGAAGAACTTACTCACGTCTCACTGAACAGGTCACCAACCTGATCAAGACAACAGGACAAAACGGGAAACAACCCCCAACGCTTCCGCTTGATTTCGCTGTGAGGCTACAGTGACGGCGCAGGCAACCGTCACCGAGAATGGGACCGATCCGACTCGACCCAAGAAGCCCAGGTATTCTTCCCTCTCCCAAGTCTGAGTCCGAGTCCCCCCCGAAAAGGTCGAGGGGGGACCAGGTCTCAGACAGAACAGGGAGAGGCTTCTTCCCACCCCAAAACACCCAGTCGAGGGATCCAAGTTGGACCATCGGCGAGGTGCCCAGGGGGGAATTAGACGTAAGAACACGAGGGGAGTAAGGGATGCCTAGACCCTTCTCCCTCAGTGCCTTACGCGATACCTGGACTAGAGTCTTACCGAACCGCGATCATCCAACGATCTTCCTATCTCTTGCATTCATCTTCCAGACCTCATCAGTGAAGGGGTCGGAGAAGAAGTCTGCGAGGTCCTCCAGCGGGATGGGATCAGGACCTGATAGGGTCTCGAGACCACCTCGAAAGAGGACAGCGAAGTCACCGGCAAAATGCCGGCAGACCTCAAGAACAGGAACATCGCGGAGGAAAGCGGTCGGCGCGTCCTTAGCCTCCAGGGAATCCCGGAGCTTCTCGTAATCGGTCATAAGAACCCGACCAAAAGAGCCCGGTTTCCTGGTGAGAGACCTCGAAATAAGCCGAGAACACACCTCACGAACGATCGACGGGGAGATTTCCCTGAGGAAAGTCTGTGAGTCTTCATCCAGAGGGTGGTTAAGACTGACGACGTAGTCGCCAGCCTCCACGTGTCCCTGGACGAAACGTGTGGTAACCTCAGCTACTCTGGCGAGCTCGGAAAGCCACCGCGCAATGCGATGAGACCGACCGACCGCAAGAGAGAGGCTCTCAATAGCCACAGGGATACCAGAAGAAGGCCGATACCCCTTCCTTTCCTCCCCCATGATAGCCGCCACGGTGAGTGTCACATCACCGAGGTTGCCAGTCACAGCGGATACTGGGAAAGGGGTAACCTCCTCCCCTTGGTGAAGATACCTCTTAGCGAACTCGCACATACCGACGGAGACGTACGACTTCGACTGAGAGATTTCGACTCCAAGGGAGAGGAGTTTCTCCTGATAAAGGTTGGCAAGGAGTGAGTCCCCGATTAGGACATCATCACCAAGGATGACGTACCTAGCGGTTTTCCACAGGATCCCGAGCTCCTCACAACACCAAAACATAACGAAGTGGTGCGTGAGGGTGAAAGACGATCATGAGGAATTCGCCCCCATCGGGTTACCGACGGAGTAGAAGACCTCCTCTCCGGACGGGGTCCGGAAAGGGTAGTCAACCATGATCGACCTCCAAGCTCGAGAGTACTCGAGGCCAAACTTATGTTGTAGGACCCCGACGATCAGGTCGATAGGAAATCGATCAGTCGCCGATGTCAGGTCGATGGAGTAAAGGGTTACACCCTCACCCCACGACGCGACAAAGTCCTTAAACATCCCCTGAGAAAACGTTCTATCTTGAGGGATAGTCCTGAGAACCTTGAAAAGGTAGTCATGAAGCGGGCGAAGAGCCGTCTGGGACCAATAGTCCAGGATGGCGATCACCCGAGTCTTGCCTTCCAGATCAGGGATCCCAACAAGCCTCCTAACTAGCCCGGTAGAAACCTTAAAACAGGTCCTATCGTAGCGCTCTAGAAGGGGGAGCCCCTCAAGGAGGCCATCCATCTTACGACGGAGGGCCTCTCCCCCAATCACACCAATCTGGTTTCTCAGAGCCTCAGGGAGAGAGGCGAGGTCCACCAGGGAGGTGAGTAGAGCTGGACCGTTAGGTCCAGCTTTAAGGGAGAAATGAAAGTTTTTAAAGGACACGTCTTTATTCCGACCCACTCCCTGGTTTCTATTTAGGAGAAGTCAAAACTTCCCCACAAAAGATTTCCAGGAAGTAGAACCCGTCCCTGTAGACGGACCCACCACCGAGGAAACGTCAACCTTAACAGGTAGCGTAAAGGAGCGCAGCGCAGTGAGAGCTGTGAGGACCATCCGAATATTCGGAGCCTCCTTTTTCAGCAGAACTCGGGCTGAAGCGCCCCTCCCAAAGTGAGTGATCAGTTTATTACGGAAGGCTCTTTCTTCCCTGGAACCGGGAGGACTGGCGAGAAAGTTAAGGTACTCAGAGCGGCGGCGCTTAATCCAAGCGATCGCCCCAGGAGGACCCTGACCAGTCACCACCCTCTCAATCTCAAGTAGAATCTTGGAGTAGAGTCGGATCGGGCCTGCAGCGGGAATAAATTCCCCCCGCACTCATTCGATGATTCGGCGGATCACCGACCACCTGCTTAGGTACTTCTCTTTTTGAGATGGTTTCCTTTGCGCTGGTTGGATGTTCTTTTGAGTCATTAGATGGTGTAGGATGTTCGCATACGCGAATAGCTGCGTCCGGCTAAGACAAACAGGATACAACCATAGCAGAGCCTTAGGTCAACCTGTAAGGAAGGGTCGAATAAATCCGGCCCCGACTCATGTCAAATCCTAGCCGCCAGATAGATGGAGAATCTCGCACCTTCTGGTCCCCTGCGGTATGACCCGAAAGGGTTCCCCCCTGGATGACCACTAGTGTCCAGTGAGAGGCGGAGGATAGGGAAGTGGTGTCGGACAATGACTTTCGGTCAAAGTCTAAACGAGTTACCCGAGTTATGTCGGTTACTCGACGCGGAGCGGGGTCCTTTCTCAAGGGATCCCTTTCACCTGGTTCGAACCGAGTTATGTCGGTCGGCCCCCAGGTACACCACCACCCCCTTACCCCCCGTCCCACTGACCCACAAAGTGGGGGGGCCAGGGGAGGTCGACTCCTGTTAAGG